GGTAGTGGTGCAATGCTTTGTTTTTGGCTTTTGCTATCAGTTCCTTGTATAGAGTCGGGTTGAACTCTTCGAGATTGTCCCGAACTTTTCCCATCATCCACTGTTGATAAGGTTTCGAGTATATCTCGTCCATCATCTCTTTCTGTTGGTTGTTCAAGTTTTTCATCTTCTTTTACCTCTTTATTTATTATATCACTATCTCGTTTTTCTTGTGCTTCAACTAAAGATATTATTTTATTTACAAAAGTATCACTTGTTAGGTCCTCGGTTTTAAACCAATTGTTTTTTCCACCTGTATGATCATCTATTCCATTTATTGTTCTAAAGAAATGTCCTAAGCTTTTATCATTTAAAAAATAAGTATCATATCTTCCATCATCAGTCATAGAGGAGTCATAGTTAAGGCTCACATATATCCCAGCATCACTATTTGGTTTAAAAAGCTTGAAGCTTATACTACCACCAACTACTGCAATATTATTATTTACTCCATTAAAAGTTTTTTTCTTACCTTTCTTATCTATCTCAAAATCATAACCAAGATTTTTAGCCAACTGACTTACATATCTTGCTACATCTTTTTTAATTATTTCAGAGAGTTTATTGTGAGGGTTTTCGTGATTTATTCCTCTTGTGTCATATACTTTTGCAGTATCAAAGACTAAAGGTTTTTGAGCTGCGAAGCTATCGGGTAGACTTCTATCACTCTCTTTTGTGCTTCTTGTTTGCTGTAACCCTTGCTCTGTAACTGCTTGTACAACTTCATTATCTGCGGTTTCATCTTGTGTAGCTCTTGTCGATTCTTCTGCTCTTGTGATTGTGCCATCTTCTACTCCTGTTAAGTGTTTGTCTAAAACTTTTGCAAGTTCTGATTGTTCTGCTTCTTCTAACTCATTTAAATCCCATCTTTGAGATAGTTCATCAAATCTCTCAATCTCATTTTCTAAGTGAGGGTCACCAGCCTTATGAAGTGCATCCATAACTCTAAAAGAAGTATCTGTAGGATTACCATTCTTAGCATCCGTAACAGCTGTAATTATATCATCATATCTAAGTGTATCGCTCACTATGTCTTTCGCCCATGTTGGAACTATATACTCTTCACTTCCCTTTGTATTAAAGAGAGGGTTTTGAGTTCCAGCAAAGTCTAGTGAAGCTTGAACTGCTGAACTCTGTTTTGTAGCGGTAGGTAAAAAGTCATAAGCTCTTTGTACTTCCACATCACTATATTTCTCAGTAAAGTACTCATCATCAAGTCTTTTTATTTCATCTTTGCCAAGGCTTTTTATTTTAGCTTCTTCACTCTTGTTTGCTTGAAAAAGTTTAGCATTTGCATCTGCAAGTGCTGTCTCATCATTTGCATAAAGTTTTTCATTAAGTGCTAACTGCTCACTTATGTGAGTCGGTGCAGATTTTTTAGACTCTCTTTGTTTGTCTCGTGCTTCGTCTATAGTCGGTACTTTTACTTGAATAGTTTTTATTGAATTGTTGTTTGTGATAAATCGACTTTTTACTTCATCTAAAATAGCTTCCTCATCACTTAGAAGAGTTCCATCTTGTGCAGTTGTAATGCCATCTCCAAAGCCTAAAGATGATGTATGTGTTCCATCAGGGTGTAACATAACAGACTCTCCATCACTGTATTCGACTTCCATATCTCCAGTAGAGTACTTTGTGAGTTTATTACCTTGCTCATCATATTTAATGTATCTATCGCCTATACTTGTAGTCGTATTCTCAAATGAGTCACCTTTTTTTACAAAAGTAAAACCATCTTTTATGAGTGCAGTAAGTTCATCACTTGCTATTTCATCTTTACCAAGGCTTTTTATTTTAGCTTCTTCACTCTTGTTTGCTTGAAAAAGTTTAGAGTTTGCATCTACAAGAGCAGTTTCATCATTTCCTAACTTTTGGATTTGTTGTTCTTCTATTTGTAAATCTTCTAATTCAAACTGCTCATCAACCGTGAGTTCATCCGCTGGAGTCTCTTGCAGTTGTGTAAGTCTTGCAGTATCTATAGGAGTTTTAACTATTGGTATAGGCTCAACATTAACAACTTCACTACCCTTAGGAGTCATCTCTTCATCAAGAGTTCCTATCTCTGCTTCTAGCTCTTTAAACCCAGCATCTATTGCATTGAGCCCATTATTATCACTTACATTGAGTCCATCTTCTTTAGCAGTTTGCACTACTGCTTCTTGAACTGCTATATCATTAACAGCTTCTACTGGAACTGCTAAGTCTGGATTGTTTATCACTAAGTTTTGAAACTCTGTCTGTATATTTTTTACTTTTGTATCAAGATTGTTTTTAAAGACTACGTATCTATTGTCATCTATGCTAGATGTTAAAGAAGAACTCCCTAGCATCTGCTTGTTGTAAGAGTCTTGTATGTAAGCTTCTCTCTGTGCTTCTTTATCAGCTTTTGAGTACTCGTTAAAGATTATAGTACCTGTCGCAGTAGTTCCACTCATAGCGCCACCACCGATACCGCCAGCTAGTGAAGCCCAAGCTGCTTCTTCTGCATACTTATCAACTGAACTTAGCCCACTCTTGGTTCCTATCTCTTCACCCATCTTATCAATAACAGTTTGTCCTGCTTCTGTAACAGCTTCAGTAAGTGTACCGTTTCTCACTTTTTTAGTTATCTCTATTGAAGCTGCTTTTATACCGCCTGCTGCTGTAGTTTTCACAAGATCGTTAAATATTTTACTTGTTGTAGCTTCTAACCCCATTTTATCAAGTAGAGCACTCGTAGTCGCAGTGGGTAAAACTCTTAAAAAGTCCTCATTAGTCGCTTCTTTTCTTCCATCGTTTTTTGCTCTCTCTAAAGCACTGTTTTCAGCCTTTCCGAGAACATAAGCAGGGAACATTGTAGCTATCTCTGCCATATCCGGAACAGATTCTATAGTAGTGTCTAAGCCATAAAGCAGCACTTCTTGAACTGTGTCTATATCAAATATTCCACCAGCCTTAACAGCTTCTTTTATAGAGTTCGGAGTGTGAGTACTTTTTACATCAAACTTGTTATCTTCATATACATACTCAGATATTTTCTTTGCAGAACCCATATACGATTCATATACGTTTGTAGCAGTCTCTTGTGAAAAAGGTCTAATGAGAGTGTATGCAGTAGAACCCAGAACGCGAAAAAGACCCTTAGCCATACTAGAGGTACTTTTGTTTGTAGCATTAACTACTCTTTTACCAAGTTCATAATCCTCTCTGTCAGGATTTTCAAAGTCTTTTCCCTCACCAAGCAGTAGGCTCGTTTCGTTAGCTATAGAGTCTTTCATTTGAGATGATGTCATTGTTGTTGTGAGATCTTCACTCTGAGTAAATGCAGGAGATGAAACGCTAAAAGGCTTCTCTTGTTCTTTTGTAGTAGCTGGCATACTACCATCAACATTTGGAGCTATAGCATCGTGGAGAGATGGTTCAGTTGTATTGTTATCTTGTGTGAATGGTTTTTCAGTAGGAGTTACTAGGTCTATAGCATCATCAAGTAGAGTACTTTGGTGAAGACCTACTTTCTCAAGAAACACATCTTCTTCTAAGTAATCATAGTGCTTTTTTCCGTAAGCCTTAGCAAGTGTAGTATCATCAACATCATCATACTCAGGATATTCTTCTCTCATCTGTGTTAAAAACTTGTTTGTTGGAGATGGCATATAAACCCTTTAATATTTTATAAAGAGTTATATTAGCTAATATAAAAGCCCTAAGTGGTATGTGGATTAAGACCTTTTGAATATATTTAGACGGTCTTTGTTCTCTGCCTTTTTTGGACTCTTTTTCTGTATCACTTTATTATCTGCTGTAAAGTCATACATATCTGGATTTTGATAAACATGAATAGCTAAAGAGGGTTCAAGATTATACTTTTTAGATATTTTTGCAGAGCCAGCTACAGCATTTTGAAAAGCAACTTTTGTGGTGTCATCAAAGTTAAAGTTTGGAGCATCCATACCCATAGCAGTCTTTACCTGTGCTGCTATTTTTGTATCTGTATTCTCATCATATACAAAACCTTTATTTTTCTTAGAACCAGCAAGAGCACTTATTTGCTTGTCTTTAGCAAGAAGTTTTTGTTGAGTTTTTATATCTTTAAGCGTACTGTCTTTATCATTAAAATACTTCTCTATAGACTTCATAGTTGTGCCATCAGTGTTTTTAAAAAGTTGAGAGTCAGCATTTGCAGTTTTAAATGCTGAGAAGTCAGCATACCCGCCATCGACAGAAACTTTGACAGCTTCATCGTTAAAGTTCTTTTGAGCTGAGAGTTCATCACTTGCTATCTTTTTACTTGCATACTCAAATGCACTGCTTGATACAGATGAGTCAAACTCACCATCTGGCTTCTCGAATTCTAAGAGAGATTTTTGGTAGTTGATGTCACTTGTACTTGCAAAGTCTCTCTTAAAAGCATCATCTAGTTTCTTAGTCTCTGCCTGGTCTTTTCTCTTGTTATTGTTAAACTCATTATCTATCGCAGCCTGAGTGTTCTGAGCAGTGTACAGAGCGGTATGAGCTTGAGATGCTTTTATATTTGCATCGGCAACGTCATCTTTTATCTTTTGATTTTCAGAGTCTTGTAAAGATTTACCAAAATCTTTAAAGGCATCTCCAAAGTATTTTCCTGCACTCCCACTATTACTTGTTATCTTGTTTATTGAAGCAGTAGAATCAACATTACTCTTAAAAGCATCATACCATCCCATTATCTCACTCCTTTCATTGCATCTAGTTGATTTTTATTGTGTTTAGCTCTGTTTGCATCTTTAGCTATAAGAGAAGTGCTAAAGGCTTTTTGCAGGTCTATCTTGTTTTTGTCTATCATTGATTTAGCCTTAGCGTCATTGAGATTTACTTGTGAGCCTTTGAGCCTCATCTCTAACTGTTGGTTTGCTTCTTGCAACTTCTGAATAGCCTGTGCTTGTGGCGAGTCCTTAGCACTAGCTTCATTTTGTTCTATGATTTGTCTTATCTTTAAAGCGCTTGGCGAATCACTATCTCTTAATATGTCAGGCACTAAATACTGCACAAGTTCAGGGTTTGTACTTTGAAGCACTTTTAGTAGCTCTACATTTTGCCTAAGTCGCTCAGAACTCATAGACTTGCTCTTAGGTTTTGCAGAGAAGATTAAATCATACTTTCCAACTGCTATTGTATTGTTAGCGATTGGTTTTACTTTTCCATTTGCCAGCACTTCAAAGTCTACACTTCCATAGTCATTCTTCACACTCTCGTTCATAGTGATGTAGGACTGCATATAGTCTTCGTCTATTATGCTCACAACTCTTTGAGAGTCATAGTACTGTTCTATGAACTTTACCATTTTCTTGACGATATGCTTTTGAAGTTTGTCACTGCTTCCCATAAAATGAGAGTGACCTACGAGTGCTGTTTGGATTCTCTGCTCTTGTCCTACACCGCTCATTCTATTGTTAGCTACACCTTGCATCTCATCATTTGTGCCTAGTAAGTCTCTTATCTGATTTCTGTTATCGACTATTATGTTTAGTATCTGCTGTATCTGTGCATTTTGTCTTACATCTTTTATTCCATTAAGATTCTCTACCAGTACAATTGCATCATCAGGTGAGAACTCGTCTCTAAAAGCTTCTATGTCATTGTCTATAATTGCATTTTTTTCTACAAGCGTTTTGTTGTTTGCAAGCATATTTTGCATTCTCAACTTCGCATAGTTTATGTGATCCTGTAGAGGGAGTATGTCTTTATAAAGCCCCCAGTACTTTATCTTAGCAGTAAAGTCTCTGTTTAAAAACTCTACTTCATAAGGAAAACCTTTGAAGTTAAAAGGAGACTCACCTTGCATCAAAATAGTTTCTCCGCTCCAAAACACAAAGTAAAACTTCTCTTCTTTTGCAACTTTGTCATACTTTCTATACCAAGTGTAAGAGAGTAAGACTCTTTTTCTTATAGTCTCATCAGCATAGAGGTCATTATCGAGTATGTCAGCTAAGTAGTTTGAGTTACTACACTCTTCTATCTTTTTTTCATCAAAGCCTAGTCCGTAAAGGTCCTCTTTATCTATCCAAAAACATCTGCTAATATAACGAGCGTCTTTATTGTAGTTTTTCCCTCGGGAAAATGGGTCAAGAAACATCTCTTTTTCTGGAACTTGTGTAACTTCCACGTCTTTATGCTCTCTACCAAACTCATCAAACTCTCCACTAGCAGTTATAGTAAGTTCTGCAATGGCTACACCCTCTAGTGATAACTCATCATCAAGGGCTTCAACTTCACTCTCATAGTCGCTCACTTGAGTGATGGCTTTTATGATTGAGTTGAGCATATTTGCTGTGGCTCTATCAGCTTGTTGTCTACCAAAAAGTCTTATGTCTATCTCTCGCTCTTTTTTATATCCGAGTATGGAGTTGTTATGTTTTGCTATCTGGTTCTCATACTGCTCAGGCTGTCCACGATTCGCTAGAACTGTTTTTATGAAGTCATCAAGCTGCTCCCCATTTCTATAGTCTCTTGCCTTTTTACTAAAAGCTTTCGTATCTTTAAAATGTCGAGCAGACTCTCTTAACCATTCTCGGAGGAGTGTAGTAGTTTCAAACATAACTACTCTCTATACCGTTGTTGCTGTATCAACTATCTCTGCACCGCTAGCATCATACTTTTTCTTTTTCTTTTTCGTGTTTAAATCAGAATTTGAAAAAGCATCATCAAGATTTATCTGTGCATTATCTGCCTTTGCAAATGCCCTTGCATCAAGAGACTTCTTGTAGTCCATCTCTTCTTTAATAAGCTTGTTTCTCTTTGTGTCTGTTTCGTATTGACCCCATGCAGATGCTAATGAACCTAATCCTTGAATTGCTAGTGCTGTATCTTTGCTATTCCATGCCATAACTTAAACCTTTTGATATTTTGATGTAGTGCTTGTAACTCTGAGTGAGTTTTTAGACTTTATTTTAAAAAGTTCTTTGTCATAGAGTTTCAAGTAGTGCGTATTTAGATTTCTATCTTTTGTGTTTCGTGTTGGCTTCTCATGCACTTCGCTCATAAGTAAGTATCTCAAAGCCTTGTGGTACTCTACAGGAAGTTCTATCTCGCAGTTGAGAGTATGAAGCTCCTTTTGGTACTTGTAAACTATCTCTGCACTAGCACTCTTTTTAGGCATGGAGAGTTTGACTATGTCTTGAGTAAACATATAACTATTTGTGAGTCTGTTTGAGTAAAAGTACTCTTCACCCACATACTTAAACTTCGCATTCTCTACAAATAGTGAGACATTTTTAACAGCAATAAAGTCAAGATAATATTCATCTTTACCCTCTGTTATCTCTAATGTTTGCTTAGTGATAAAACAGGGTAAATCAACTTGCAAAGAAACATAGCTTCTTTGCAATTTTACCAACATCTCTAAATCGTTCCACTGCTCAGACTTCTCTTGTAAGTCTGCACGAGCTTGATTTATAAAGTCGATTGCTTTCATGTTTACTGCTCTTCTACAAGTTTTGGAAGTGCAGAGATATATTTAGTGAGTTCTACATTTTTAGAAAATAGATTATTATTTTCATTTTTAAACGCAGCAAGTTGTTCTTTAAGATCTTCCAACTCTTTAACAGCCTTAGTGTCAGCCTTAACAAACTCAATATCTTCAACAACAATAAACTCTCCAAAACCTTTCGTTACAAGATTAAAAGAAGTTCTCTTATCAACTATGACAATGTCACCTTTTTTAAGCATAGGCTTCGGTCTATCTAAGGAGGAAGTGAACTCCTTATGTTTAGAACCGATATACTTGATTGCGCTGTTTGGTGCAAAATGTACTTTAGCCATGATATAGACCTAGTACTCTTGCTTAGATGCAGGTAACTTCGCATAGCTTACAGTAACGGTAGCACTACCTGTAGTAGCAGCAACACTACCACTACCAGTAATATCAATGACAATAGCCATAGAATTTACAGCAGTAAGTTGTCTGTTGTTAAAAGTAATACCTTTAACAGCATCTACCGATGTTGCAGGGATAAAGCGGACTAAATCGCCCTCAATTCCAACACTGATCTTGTTATCATTAGTAGTGCCATCTGTTCCATTAAACAGAGTATCAACTGTAACATTTACATCTACTATACGAAAACCCTCAGGGATACCCATAAAGTCTACTGTTGTGCCAACATCTGCACTTGTAAAGATAGCGGTAACAGTACCACCATCTCTAATTTCACGATTTTTTCTTTTTACTTTAATAGCCATCTATTACTCCTTATTTTCCAGTTGATGCTACAACTGCGATAACACCATAGTCTTTACCATCAAAGATACTATCTTGAAGGATTCCATCATTTGCACTTGCACTAAACTTAGTCTTTGCCATGCCAAACACTCTATCAACTGCCGCAACCATTCTACGAACATCATCTTTAGCTGCATAGTCATAGTAGCTAATACCCATATCTACAACGATTTGAGCTGCACCAGCACCTAAGAAAAGGTTGATTTCTGTCTCTTGTCCAGAAATACCAGCATAGATAGAAAGATCAGACTTCTTAACACTACCAAAACCTTTGAAGTTCGACTTAGAAGTTAAAATACCAGAGTTTCGCTCTGTGTCTGTTTTAGCTGGAAGTAGAAGTACACCATCCCAGAACCCGAGTGCACCAGTAAAGATAGGATTTGTTTTTCCTCTCTCGGTAGCATCTTTACGAGCGGCTGCCCAGTTAGGGTCTGTTTTGATGTTACGAGCAGAGTTTGTCCCAACAAGCATCACAAAATACTCAACATCTTCATAGTAACCAAGGTTCTCATTTGTAGATGTATGAATAGGAATGAGAGGTGGAACACCATTACCTTTAGCATCAATACCTAATTCAGCTCTTCTTTTTGCTTCTTCAACATCCGAAGTTGTTAAAACATCTGCTGTCGCTATCTTTGCAGTAGTAGCATCTAAGTGATGTCCACAAGCAACAATGTTCGTACAATCAGCACTCATTAAATGGAAGAAAGTTCTATCGAATTTTCTAGTTTCCCAGTTTGTCAGTGCAGATTTCGCCTTAGATTTAAAATCATTAGCACTTCTTTGTGTAACCACATTTCCAGTAGAGGGAACAGTATGCTGATAAGAATCAACTTTGATAAATTGCTTAATCTCTTTAAGCTCTTCACTACTCGCGTCAAGAGTTACATTACCAGTAGCACCAGACTCTACAAGTTCATCTGCAAGAGCAATAGAAACTATGTTGCCTTGTTCACAAGTCTTTGTATGTGACTTAATGATAGAAGTCATATCGTTAGTACTTCTTGCTATAAATGGCTTGATTTTACTCTTTGCCATTGCCTGTTTTGTTATCTCTTTTGAATAACCTACTTTTGTAGCAGCATCAGATAAAAAATCCGTTGCAGACATTCCATTAAATACACTCATTCGTATTCCTTTGTTTTTAGTTTATATGTCGTGAAACATTTTTTTTCTTTTGCCTATACCCTAAGGTAGATAGCACATCTTAAAGAGCGACACAAATAGGGGTAAGGCTCTCTTTAAAATTGCTACCTAACTCAAAGTAGGGGCTAACCTACTTTTTAAAGCTACATAAAACCGAGTGCTTTTTGCATATCACCATCAGCTACAGCATCTAGTGAATCACCCACTTTCTTGTTTGCTCTGATTAAGTCTTGAACATCTTCGAGTCTCTCTTTATCTGAAAATATTTTTAAAGCTCTCTTAACAGCTCTTAAATCTTCTTTTATTTCCCACTCATCTCTCTTCTTTGGTACTTCATTTGGTTCATTTTCTTCATTTTCTTCATTTTCACTCATTTATTTTCCTTGGTTTTATTTAAAGCCCTAAAGCTTCTCGAATTTTATCATCATCATCTTGAAGTGAGTCCTCAACATCAGAAGTTTTTAACAGTTGTTTTCTGATATTATTCATATTTGGTAAATGTGTAACAGCTTGTGTTTCAATGTTTGATGGGTTTAATTCTAAAAACTTCTTGTATGCACCCTCGTAAACATCAGAATAAGAGGAAGAAGAGTCAATTATCTTTTGTTGTTGTGTTTCAGATAGCTCTTTTTGAAAGAACTCTAAAACATCTTCATGTTTATAAGATGGGTACTTTGCTATAACTTCCGTGATAGCACTCTGTCTCTCATAAACAGACTCTTTCTCCTGCTTCTCATTTTTAAGTGTTTGAATTGCTTGAGCATTTGAGTTGCTCTCTTCGTACTCTTTTGCCTTAGTGTTGATGAGTTTCATATATGCAGGTCTATCACTATGTTCTAGTGTCTGCTCCTCTTCACTTAAGTTCTCTTCGATGTTTTCAAAGAATTTATCAGTATCTACAGTTTCAGATTCTAGTGCTTCTATCTGCAAGTCTATCTTTGCTATATCTTTTGTGATGAGCACTTGTTCATCTGTCACAACTGTAGTGTTTGGAGTTTGTGCTAGAGTATCTTTAGAAGTATCTTCTTTAGATGCTTCGCCATCTTTAGGAGTCGCTTCTTTAGTTTGTACATTATCTACAGTAGATGTATCTTCACCAAGACCTAACATATCTTCAAGCTGTTTCACTACACCCTCTTTTTTTTCATTTCCCATTTGTGTCCTTTAATCTTAAATTATTATAAGTATTCTAGTCCTAAAAAAGCATGTAAGTGGTATGTGGATTTATAATGTTTATGATTTCTAGTTAAATTACTGAGAAGTTTTTGGCTCTTTGCATAGTAGAAAAGGTATGAGAGATTTCTGGATTACTAAAAGCCAATGAAGTCTCCTACACCTTTCCACCCATCTGAAATAGAGCTTCCTGCATTGTCAGCAACATCTTTTACAGATGTTGTAAATTGGTCATCTCCAACAATATCTACAACATCTAATAAGAAGTCTCCAAAATTATTATTTTCTCCTTCTCTTATCTTAGCTAGTGTCAGAGCATCTGTATCAACGGACTTTGTATAGTTAGGAGTTGCAAAAAGACCTCCTTTACCTCTCTCATATTCTGATATTGTTATAGCACCGCTTGGAGCAGTTGCCCTTTGCACTTGAGCTAGTCTTGTGAAGATGCTATCATTATTTACAGAAGCACCAGCCGTTACTTCTAACATCCTATAAACTTCTGCTTGATTTATTAATCTGTTTTTTAGTTGTTTATTGTAATTTTTGTCTTGTAATCCAAGGAACACAACAGTATTTAAGTCGCCTGTTTCATTAAATAGAGCATTACCGGCACGAGGTGCATCGTACTTAGTGCCCCCAGCAAACCAGTCATATATACTTCCATCTATACTACTCTGAACTAATTGAGCACTTGGGATAAGGTTGTAGTTGTTTTGTAATCTAATATATGGATCAGAGGAAATGTAAATGAAATTAAATTCTATATCCCAGTTGTCATTATCTCTTTTCTCTTTTTCCCCTTTAGATTTATTATCATTCTTTCGTATCTCATCTTTCGCATCTTGAAGTGCTGTGTTAAATTCATTGTAAGCATCTGAGTATTCATACGTTGGGGTATATAAAGTGTATGTAAAGCTTATCCCATCAGCAGTGATTCCAGTTTTTGTGCTTTCTGTATATCCTGTTAGATATGCAGGAAAAGGATTCTCAATATTTGATAAATCGGTTCCATAAATATTTATAATGTCGCTTGCATTACCTATATATATCTCGTTTGGGAGAGAAACAGTTGTTGGTTTTGCTGTGTTTGGTATATTTGAAATACGGTCCTGTATACTATTGTTTGTTATATCTGAAGGAGATAGATACTCAAACTTATCCGAATCGACTGTTCCACCTCTTCCTGCATCTCCATACGAACCACCTGAACCTCCTCCTATATTGCCTCCACCTCCACCATCATAAACAACATTACCAGACATAATCTCTATGCCTTATCTAATATTGTAGCTGAAACAGCAAAAGTTGCATCATCACTAGGGCTATATGTACCGACTATAGAAGAGTAGTTTCTATTAATCATATCAAAGTATGTTGTCCACATGCTTGCACTCACAACAAAACCACCAATACCTAAATTTCCTATAGTATCACTATAATTTTCAAGAGTTTTTAGTCTGTTGTTATATATTACAGAGTAGCCTAACTGCTTCGTTTGCTCTTCAACAAAAAGAGTATCTTTAGCTATTTTTTCAGCCTGTTGTTGATAAATTGATGGGGCAGTATTGCTTGTTGTAATAGCACTTGTTATAGTACCTATAGCGTTTACTACTGCTATAGTATAATCGTTTGTTTTATTTACAACACCAAGAGAGTCTGTGTAAGTGTATTCTATAGAAACTATACCATTTTTTATTTTTTCTGATAGCTCTTTTTGATTTAAAACACTTCGCTCAACTATCTTATTTAAAGCAGCTTCTTTTGACTGAGCATCACGAACCGCTGTTGAGCTTGCTATGTCTAAAGCTTTTTTAACTTCTGTGTCTTGTTGTAAAACGCTCATATCTATCTGCTCTTGTTTTACAAGTAAGTCTTTATCTGACTGAGCATCACGAACTGCTGTTAAGCTTACTATGTCGAGAGTCTTTTTAGCTTCTGTAGCAATCTGTTTATCTATGAGCTGACCTCTCTTCAGTGAGTCGTGAGCATTGACACTTGAGTTCATTGCTGATGTAATAGCAGCACCGGATATAGTTGCAAAAGCCTCATCTTCCATGTTTGTATCTTTATAAAGCGTTGTAAGTTTTGCTATTGTCTTTTCTAAGAATGTATCAAATATATTCTCTATCTCTTTCGTGATAATTGTTGCCATTATGCAACTCCTTGTGTTGTTTTAGTATCAGTGTTTGTCAAGCCTGTTGCATCTGCTGTATCTTCTATGCTTACATCAGAGTAAGAGTGTGTGTGTGCTGTATAGTTTTGAGTACTTATAGTTCCATCTGTGTTAAATACTATACCAAATAGCAGTGCTATTGAGTCTATCTTACTGTTGATAAGTGTGTCTATATCTGTAAGGGTCTGTATGGAAGCATTAATAGCTGCTATGTCATTTGCATTAGTAGTAGCTTGAGTATTTATATCTGTAATAGATGTATTTATAGCTGCTATGTCATTTGCATTAGTAGTAGCTTGAGTATTTATATCTGTAATAGATGTATTTATAGCTGCTATGTCATTTGCATTAGTAGCAGCTTGAGTATTTATATTTGTAATAGATGTATTTATAGTTACTATGTCAGCACTATTACTATCTATAGAACTACTAAGTGTACCTACCGTTGTATTGTTTAAAATATCTATTAGAGCTTGAAGTCCAGCAGATTTAACTATAGAAATCCTAGATAACTTATCTGATTGTGAATTTTTCATTTATAAAACCTAATCTTATTGAGGATGATGCATGAAGTAGCTTTATGCTACTCCTACATACTCTATGTGATTTCCATCTGGAAGTGTGTTTTCTCTTTCTGCTCTTGCTAACGAACCCATTAAATTGTTTCTCCACTTAAATCCTGTTCTTACTTTTATTCCCATTTCAAACGCTATCGCATGACAAGCTCCATCAAATTGACCCCATCTGATATTGTCTTCACTTCCATCATCTGCATACATATTTACACCTTTTGGTAAAGGTAGCATATCTATTGCATATCCAAATCCGTCTTCTCTTTTTTGGTGTGCGCTCTTTTTTTTATACCCATCTTTAGAACTAAGTCCATCTAAAAACTTTTTGTGTTGCTCTTCATCTGTTCTCACTCCTGATACCATTCTCAAGTCCATGATGTTGGCTAGTCTAAACGCGAACTCTTGCATTATTGGAAGTACGTCTAAAAGTACTTTTAACGATTTTCTTGAGTATGGATATACTGTTGTCTTGTTTCTCTCTTGCAGTTCATTGAAGTTCATCTTTATCCCCTTGCTTTATCAGCGTTTGCTTTTGCATCTCCAAAGTAAAACGATAGCACTTGCGCCGATTTTACAGTTGTTCCACCAGCTATCAAAGTGAATATACTGTTTATTTCTCCATTTGTTACTGATAAGTATAGCAAGTACATATCCATTACGAATGCACTTGCTACTGTAAATATTGCTATCATACTTCCAGTGCTTCTTACTAACCAATCCGCACTACTTTGCACTTTTATACTCATATTCCGTGCATCTGCTCTATCTTTATACATCGCGTTTAAAGATTTTATTCTTTCATCTGCATCAAGAGTTTTTAGCTTTAGTAGAGCATCAGGATTATTTCTCAGTTCTCTTTCTATTGACTTTGGATCATCTTCAACTCCTAAAAGTCCTGCTACCATACTTCCTACTGTTCCACCTATTGGACCACCTAAAAGTGATCCTGCTATTGGTGCTACTGTTCCTACTATTTCTTTTATGTTTTCCCACATTATTTCCCCTTTTTAATCTCATCAAATGTAGCTTTTGCACCTAATTTTTCAGTTATTATTAGTTCAATAAGATAAAAACTTCTAGTGCCTTGATGTCCTATAAAACCACTGACCGCAACTGCTAAAAGGTCGTTTGCCCCATAGCCGATTAGTCCTAGATAAGCTAACATTGTTAAGCCTATGTTTACAAACATATCCATAAAGAAAAGAGATATTTTTTTAAGTGTAGAATATGTTTTCATATCCCTTCTAAGAAAACTTAAAACAGCACCCCATATACCAGCCAAAAATGCAACTAACGTTGAAATCATATTTATATCGTTAAAGTTATTGTATGACATTTTTAGTACCCTACAAGTGCTTTAAGAGATGTTCCCTTTGATGTACAAGTTTTAACATAAGTATCATAAGTGACTCTCTTTGCATCATCAATTGCTCTTCTACTAATTCCAATTTCATCAGAAAGCGTGTAATTTTTAGATATTTCAGATGCAACAACTTCTCGGATTCTTTTCAACTGTGCAGTTCCAGATACCAATGTTTTAAACTCTGCTTGAGTTATAATAGTACACCCTATTTCACTAGCTTGTTGTGCTACTAAAGCATCAATGTCAGCTTCAAGTGTCGCTTCAATACTAACAACATCAACATCAAAGTAATTAACTTTGACTGTATCATCATCACCGCCTCTAAACTCTAAAACTGTATCAGGTTTCTGTATCTTGTTATATTTTACATATCTAAACATTTTCGACTCCTAGTCGGTATTAAATTTTTATAATAAGGCATATAGTTTTCAAGTATATTTTTGAAATAACTCAAACTTTTTGTACCTTTTGCATGACCGATTAAAGATATAATCGAATCGACCTTTTGTTTTTTTGTTGCTCTTTTGAACTTGTATAAAGAGTGCTTTCTAACAAACTTTACATTTTTCCATGTCCTATATCCGACAAAGTTAATACCTCTTTTTATCTTCTGTATATGCCAATGAGATAATTCAAGATTTAATTTGTCCTGTACAAACTTCTCACACTTCTCTTTTGCTATTTTTGCTTCATCAAGAGTGAGACCGATGAGCACAAAATCATCTACGTAACGAACATAGCTTTTTATTTTAAGTTCTCTTTTTACAAAGTGATCCAACTCGTTAAGATATATGAGAGAATATAGCTGACTTAAAAGATTACCAATTGGTATGCCAACACTAGAACTATCATCTTCTGTAAACAGAGTCATAATGTCTATCATTTGTTTATCTTTTATTTTCTTCTCAAATAACTTTCTAAGTATTCCTCTATCTATAGAGTAAAAAAACTTTCTAATATCAAGCTTGATAAAGTAAAGATTTCCATTATATTTCTTCATCTGAGTCTGGGTATAAACACTACACTTATGAGTTCCACCATTTTTCCTACAAGCAAAGCTAGTATCTATAAATGACTTATTGAAAATATTATAAATCACTCTATAAATAGAGTGCTGCACTACTAAATCTCTAAAATGAGGTGCCTTAATAACTCTCTCTTTTGGTTCATAAACTGTAAAAGTTCTATACTCTCTAGGCTTATATGAAAAACACTGTAACTCTTCAAATAAGTTATCAATGTTTTCACCTATGTTTTTTTCAAATAAATATGTACCAACCTTATTTCTCTTACCCTTTCTAGCTTCTAAATAAGCTTTGTAAAGGTTCTCTTTTGTAAAAGCAAGCTGGTACAGTCCACCGTATCTTTTCGAGGTATTTGGAATTTCTAGTCCATACTTAATATTTCTCATACTCTAACAAATCTCCTCTTTAAAATTTCGCTTATAGCTGGACTCTACATCCCTTTGTTCCAATTTTATCTTTAAGATATTTCAGGTTAGAACGAAGTCGAAACCACCAACATTGTTGTTCGAATTAGCCGAATAATTGTTCAAATTAAGAGCGAAAACCCCAGCATTGGAAGTGTTATTCCAATTCCCACCGACAATCGGCACGAGACACAAATCATGTTAATGCAGTAGCCCATTGAGTTTTATGTAAACTCGTTTGTCTTTCTTAGCTTGTTTATCCAAGCACCTATAATCCTACCTATCTCATCAATAAGTTGAGAGATAGCTAAAAATCTATGTTCAGGTCGTGCAAGTTTAGAGTTTTTAGAACCATCTTTAAATGCAAAATATCCGAGTTCGTTCGCTAGGATTATCTGCATTCTAAGCTTCTCGTGTTCTATATCAAGAGAAGTAAGTGAACTCTTTTTATAGTATCTCTTTTGGCACTCTGTTATTAAGTCATACACTCTGTAAGCTGTATTTCGTATATCATTAGAGAGTGCAAATTTTTCATATCGTGGAAAATGATTGAGATACACATTAAGTAACTTCATCATTTCCACAAACTTTCTATTTAAAGAAACTTCACCTTTGCTTACCCCGTTCACTATCGTTCCCTACTACAAGGAAACAGAGGCGAAACCACCAACATTGTAGTTCGAAGTAGCCGAATAATTGTGCAAATTAAGAGCGAAAACCCCAGCAGTGGAAGTGTTATTCCAACCCCCACCGACAAGCGGCACGAGACCATGTCTCATATATTTGTAAATATAGTCATTCCCAAATATAGTAGCTCCAGATGCACTTGTTCCTGTTGGAGTTGGAATTCCAACACTTCCAGCTTTGTATGCTATTGAATTTGTATCTGTAGAAAAGTTAAGAACAGTCTCTGCTCCATTCCCAAAATAAGTACTTCCAGTATTTGAATCAATCATTCCAGTAAGATTTAGCAAATCATATTTAGAATCATCAAGTAGATTTACACTTGTAAGATCATGTGGATTCACAGAAGTTTTTAAAATTCTGAAATATCTTGAACTATAAACTCCGTCAGTAGACACGATAGCTCTTTGAAGTACAGTTCCTACTGTAAAGTTATTGCCATCAGTTACTGCGGTTACTGTATAAGCAGCAGTGTTATAAGTAGAGCCACTAGATGGTGTACCACCGAAGTAAATTACATCATTAATTGCTAAACCGTGGCTAGGCATAGATACATCTTTTGTATTTATTGCACAAGTCGCATTATTTTTTGCTAAGTATGTAAGTCCTGTTACAATCTTCCACATATTTCCGTTCATATCTGCTATACCGGAGTTCTGACCATTGTGTGTTGTCTTTGCAAAGTTTGAACCACTACCTGTCAAAGCACAGTTTGAATAGCCGCTACCGGTAAAAGTTACACTTGTATCATTTACATCGTGTAAAGCATTTCCAAGATTTCCTTTTGGAAAAAATGGTGCAACATCATTAAATGCACATAGTGCAGAAGATGCACCACTTTGCGACTGAGCAAGTGCTAAAAGTTGTAGTGCAGTCCATTCAAATATAGTAGTTGCTTTGTAGCCTGCTGATTTACAAGCATCAACAAATCCACCATAATTATTTGATGGAGCAGATAATAGATTCCCAATAGGGTTATGTGAAGTTGATGTTGATACTGGGTCGATATTTTGTTTAGAAACAAGTTTTCCACCAACATTACCAGCCATGTATTTAAAGTGTAAAAATCCATTTGGCGAGTCGTAAAAAGCACGAGGTTTTACATATCCACTTACATATATAGGGCTAGTAGTAATACTATTTCCAATCATTTTGAAGAAAAAAGGAGCAATATACTCAAATACACTTCCATTCAAATCTATCACACAACCATAATTTGGATGAGCAACATCATCATGACTAGATAGTTTCATATACCCAGCTGGAACTAACTCATCGTGCATTGCAGATACACCATATCCCATTGTTCCTGGAACACCTATATTGTATGCTGTATCTTCTGGTAAAATATCAAAGTTGATATCGACTAATTTTTGTAAGCTTGCCCCTGCAAAGCTTAACTGTTCAAGGTCTGTACTTGTGCCAGCAACTTCTTCAATCCTACTGACAAGTGTATCTCTTGTGCTTTTTAAACCCATCTGTAACTCCTTAATTTTTTGAACAGTTTTAAGACTTGTCTTTGGTCATCATTTCTATAAATTTAAGCCTATGCCGAAAGTCTGCATTTTAAATCTTCGTGCAACTTTAAATGTGTCAGAGTAAATAGTGTTTACTTGATTATTAATCTCATCAACTTTTTTGTTTTTATACACTTCAATTTCATCTATTTTTATAACTTTATAATCATTTAATTCTAGTTCTTTTGTGGCTTCGTAGTTATCTAGCTGATTCTCTTTTGTTGTTGTGTGAGTGTCTAGTTCTACTTTTTTGGCAGTGTTGAAAGTGTCTAGTTGAGTCTCTTTTGTTGTAGTGTGAGTGTCTAGCTCTACTTTTTTAACAGTGTTAAAATCATCTAATTGAGTCTCTTTTGTTGTGGTGTGAGTGTCTAGTTCTGCTTTTTTAACAGTGTTGAAATCATCTAATTGATTCTCTTTTGCTACAGTGTGAGTATCTAGTTCTGCTTTTTTAGTATCATCAACATAGTTATCTAATACAACTTTTTTTATATTTGTATGTTTATCTAAATCAGATTTTCGTATCTCTGTTGTTTCATCTAATGCTTTTACTTTACGAACTTCTATATCTTTTATATATGTAAATTTTTTATCTACATCATAAGCATTTTCTTCTACTTCTAGTAAGTATCTATGAGTTTTTGTTTTAGTAGCATGAACATCATCTACTATTCCAGCAGTGTGAGTGTCTAGCTCTGCTTTTTTCGCAGTGTTAAAAGTATCTAGTTGAGTCTCTTTTGTTGCAGTGTGGGTGTCTAGTTCTGCTTTTTTCGCAGTGTTGAAAGTGTCTAGTTGATTCTCTTTTGTTGTTGTGTGAGTG